CATAAAATCACGAGTGACAAGAGGAAAGATTTGTTTCATCTTAGTATTATGAACACTAGCAATTGCTAGTTCTCGTCCTGTCAGTAGTCCAACGAATACCCAAGTCGTAGACATTGGTATTGAATTAAGTTCTTTGAAGAAGTATAGAATAATAAAATACGCTAAATCAATTAACGTAGCCGACCTAATATATCGTGTTGTAGATTTTTCTAACACAATATTTTGAATCTTACCTCCACGTTCCATAAACATCCATCCTAATCCTGCAACAAAGATGATTGAAATGATAATCATCAAGTCCCAAGGAACTTGTCTGGGAAGAAACACTGCGATATTAGCCATATCATGTGATAACCAAGTCCACCAAAGTAGACCAGTAGTTATCCACTGTGCTACACGCCAATAAGGACGACTCCAATGATCCCCAATAGGCTTCTTTTCATTAATTAATCTAGCAATGATATGCCAGAGTGCATAGGCAGCGACAGCTGCTACAGCATATCCCATGATAGATTTCATCAACATCTTTTCTAATACAAAGGTTGATGCGAAGGCTGAAAGCACAAGAAATGATGTTGAAACAGGAACACCAATTCTAGTAAGTACTAGTAGCACTGCGGGAGCCGCTGCATGATACCACTGTATTTCTTGGAAAGGTATTTTAGTTAGGCGACCATATGAAATATCTCCTCCGTTGATATACCAACCAAACCATAGCGCCCAAAGCAAAACCGCCGAAGCGGCGGTCCATAAAGTAGTCCAGTGGAATCGCTCATTGTTCGACGCAATCCAAGTTCCAAGAGTTTGAACGCTATCGTTTGCTATAACAGAATAGGCGGCTAAGAGGAATCCTAGTGCCATCCAAATTGTAACTATATCCATTGTTAAGTTCTCTTTCTATATTGAGATTTGAGACAACACCAGGTTTTTTGGTCTTCTTTATATATGTAGGCAAAGGGAGAACCAACTCCCCAAGGAAGACTAATCATCTCTATATTTAATCTACGAGATAGATCTCTAATCTCTATCTCAGGTTCATCTTGTAGCATCTCTACTATAGCATCTGTAAGGTCTTCTGCTTCCTCATCATGTGAATTGGCAGAAAACATCGTTCTTTTCATAGAGATACCTGATAAACCTTAATATTACACTGTTTTAAAAAATCTATTCCATCTGTGAGTCTATAGCTATGACAATAGTTTACTTCACAGATACCAGCTTGATACAGAAGTTTTGCACAATCTAGACAAGGAGCGTGAGTAATAAAAGCTGTAGCGCCTTCTCCGCTCTCAGGTGATCGTGCCAGTTTAGCTATAGCATTTGATTCTGCGTGTAGTACTTCTGGTTTAGTTTTGAGAATAGGACTAGCTAACTGCACACCTTTATCCCAAATCACTGAGGTTTCACATTTATTATCCCAACCACTTGGCATACCATTGTATCCTATTGAGATAATACGATCATCTTTCACAATAACACAGCCGACCTGAAGACGGACGGCTGTGGAACACTCTGCATAGTTAAAAGCAGATTTCATATGAGCATGAATATGTTTTATTTTCATTATAAATATATCACATTTATGTTACAATTTTGTTACAACGTAGCACCAGAAAGAGCAAAGAAAAAATTTTATTTTACATACTTGCCGAAAGGCAAAAAGTATGCTATTCTATGTGCATAATTAGTGAAAAACGAACACCGCAGGTGAACAGCTGTTAAAGAGCGCTGACCTACGATGTTCCTTCACGTTGTCTCGGAGAGACACAGCTGGGCGAACGGAGTTCGCTATTTTCATAAGACGTCACATTTGCGTCTTGATCATAGATTCTTTTTCTAAGATCACTTGAACTAAATCTATGATCTCTGCTATTGAAATATAAATCTATACCTCTTTTAGCACAGATAGCTTTTCCAGTAAAGTTACCATCTCTATACTCTGACCCTATAATTCTTACATCTATATTATACATTTCTAAGATATCTTCTAAATCTCTTTCTGTACAATAAGGAATTATTTTATCAACGTATTTTACTGCGTTAAGCTGAGTATATCTTTCTACAATAGATTGCACTGGGGAGTTTTTCTCTGGTCTATCAAGGCTAGGATCTGCTTGAAGTCCACAAATTAAATAATTACATTGATCTTTTGCTTCTCTTAACATTTGAATATGTCCTGCATGTAGTAAATCAAATGTTGAACAAGTAAACCCTACTTTCATCCTCGAATATTTGTATTTATGATCTTACTAAGATCCCCTTCAAAAGTATAAGACCCTACATGGTTTAGTTTTGTATTTGGGTCCATCCATATTTCTCCTCCCATTTTTTGCCACAATCTACAGAAAGTATAGTCTTCTGAAAGATAACGATTGTCTCCGTTTTCATCTTGGTCAATCATTGTATCAAAAAATGCATAGCAGTATTTCTGAAGTTTAGGATCAATATTACTATCATTCTTATAGTGAAGGTGTGGATATTCTACCATCATCTTCTCAAAAACTTCGCGCTTAATACAGAAGAATCCTGTAGAGGCGTCCCACACTTCGATAGCCCCGTTTTCTACTCTAATCTGTTTTTTAACAGGATCGGTATATTTAAAATTCATAGCATATTGAATTGGAAGAGCCTTTTTAGGGTATGCTGCTGCAATAATTGGTTTATCCATTGCAAGCATTCTAATAACAGACTCTTGATCAAACTCAATATCAGCATCAATAAAAAATAGGTGAGTAGCTCCAGAGTCTAAAAACATTGCAGTAAGAATATTTCTAGCTCTAGTTACTAGGCTTTCATTTCTAAGGGTTGTTAATCGGAAGGTAATATTATGCCTTACTAACTCTTGAGATGCTTTGAAAATACTAAGAAAATATTGATCTGTAATCATGCCTCCATAACAAGGAGTAGCAAAGAATACAGAACAGGTTTCTCTTATCTTTTGGAGGTCTACTTGTGCTTGTCCGTCTTCTCCTACTTGAAATGCATTGGTAGGAGAAGAATCTTCTGTCTCTATTGTTTCGAAGTCACTTAAGGACTTTTTTGCCATTTAGTCAAGATCCTCAACTGCTTCTGGCTTAAATTCATCCGAAGCTTCCTCCGCAAAATAAGCCGTATTTTGAAGAAGCCACTGTTTCTGTTCTTCATAAGATTGACGCTTGTAAATCTTATCAAGTTCAAATAGTTCTAGTGACTTCTCTGACTCTGTAAGTGAGGAGTTGTTTCTTGCAGGAATTACAGAATACTTAACATTCTGTGGTAGAGGACCTGTTTTCTCCTTCTTAATCGTGATGTCATATCCTGCATCGTCATCTGCTGGATTACCATAATCTGGATTTGTAGCATAATCTACAATCTGCTTGTAAATCGTAGAACGAAGATCAAAAATCTTAATCTTATTATCTGCACGATCAATTACATTGCAAACATATGCAAACTGAGGTTTATCTGAATATACTTCATCGTCAATTTCTGACATTGGGTCTTTGTTTGAGTCATTGAAAGTTTCCTTTTGACGATCAAATCGTAGACATTCTACAGGCATCTTTTTACCTTCTGTAGTCACTACCCAATATACATAACGAGGCATAACTTCTCCGATTAGTCGAACCTTTGTGTCTCCAACTGGGAGAGTTAGTCTCTCAATCTCTCGGCGTTGTCCGCCTCCGCCGCCTCCGGCGTTTCCTTTTGCTTTATCCCATGATACCATATTAGTGTTTCCTTTCTTGTTGAACTATGTTCTTGGTGTGTAGGTATTTTCTAAGACGAATGTTATTTTGTCTATGTCAATACTTATAAATGGGTTACTTTTTATACCATCTATTTCTTTTAACTTAAAAAAGTCTCTATTAATAAATGGGTTTTTATCATCATTTCTTCTGTGCGAAAGCAACCATAAGTATTGTATTTTATGTGTTACTGGTGTAACAGTTTTGAGAAATGATGGATTTCTATAATAGCTTTGTGGTTCTTCAACTCTGTAATTGTTGAATATTTCAAAGCTTCTCTTATTCATTATTAGACTTGAATTTAACCAGTTTGGTATTCTACTTATATTAAGTTTTTTTACTAAGTCTAAAGAACTATTTGCTATTTTCTTATTATATCCAAAAGTAGAAGCATAAGTCAACACGATAATTGAATCATAATCCTTTTTGGATTTTTTAAGAAGTTCATACCAGTTAAAGTAAAAACTCATAGAGAATATCCTCTTTGTATGTACCAGTTTCTTCTATTATTTTGTTGTTTAGAAACTATTGGACCTGTTAGCCAAAAGTCACAAATAAGAGGACGTTTTTTATCTGGATGCTCTCTAATAATTCTTCCAATTCTTTGCTCTAGCTTTATAGGGTTATTTGATGGGAACACTAAAAATAGAGTGTCAAGTCTATGACAACTAATTCCTTCATCAAAAAGTTTTGTAGTCAGCACTACTTTATACTTTGGACCTACGTTATCTAGTATTTCTTTGCGCTGTTCTTCCCCGGTTTCTCCAATCAATAGTACTGAATCTGGAATAATCTTATTTAACTCGCGAAGCCAATCTAGACGTTCTCCTAAAATGAGTATGCACCGACCTCCACTCACTTTTGATATGGCAATTTCAGATACTCGCTGGCGCAACTGCGAGTTAGATGCAAGTTTATTGGTCAGTCGTCTAAAACTATATGTTTTCCGTCTTTTCTACGAGGAGTAGCGGTAATAGCTATCTTTGCGCGACAATTTACTGCATTTACTGCTTGCGAAAACATATCAGCAGGACATAAATGTGCTTCATCAACCATTAGAAGCCCAAACCTGTCATGTAATTGCGGAATATTGTTCAAAACACTCTTATAAATACCCACTGTAATGTCTTGAATATCTAAAAGACCGTCTCCAATCTTTCCTATCTTAATTCCAGGTATTTGATTTTCTAGTTCTTCGATCCATTGCCTAAAAAGAAGCTTTGTATGCACTAAAATCAGAGTGGGTTTATTGGCACGAGCTAAAAGATTGCATCCTACATAGGTTTTACCCCAACCACAAGGTGCTTGAAATAGCCCACTACGTACTCTATCATTAATCTGAAAGAAAGCATCTACCATATCTTGTTGTTCTTCTCGTAGTTCTCCTTTAAATTGAAAATTTTGTTCAGAATCTTCGAAGTTTCGTAAATCCTCAATAGTTTTTATGTCTAATTTAGAGTAAGAGTTACTAGGAACAGTGTATATTCCTTTATCTTCGTCATATTCATAGGTATAATGAAAATCATCAACAATTTGATAGGTATATGCCTGCTCAAAAGATGATACATCTTCAATATCTTCTTCTTTTATGTATATTTTATCAGTAATTGTTGCTGATTTTATGTTAATTTTATTCATTGTTTTATCTTACCTTCCACTATACGCTTCTTTTAAAAGATCTACGTTAATAAACTTTAAAAAATTGTAGTCATAAAAACTTTTTGGAGTAATCACATCTCCTTTGTCGGTAACTCCTATGACTCTATCGAGTGTTGATTTGTTTAATTTTTTTACAAGTGACCCGCTTGGGTTTTTTTCTCGAAGATAAGGAATTTTTCCTTTTAAAATTTCGTCTATGAAGTCTCTCATTGGTTTTTTACATTTTTTGTAGTGTTTTTCTAATGGACAGTTTATATTTCCAAATTCCCAGTTTTTATCGCTTGCATCGTAGTAAACCATTTCTTCGTTAATAACATGGTTACACATCCATTTTTCTAGGGGTTCTTGTAAAGCAAAGGGC